GTGCCGTTTGGAATCGCCGAGTACACACCGAACTGACTGCTGCTGCTCGGTGTATATGCCTGGCAGAAACCCGTATCTTGGGCAGATGTAATTGTCGGGCAGAGGTAAATGTCGTCTGCTGTTTGGATGTCGCCCGCGTCTAGGGCACCTCTGGTGCCGTAAACCAAGTTGTTTGCGGTGATTCGAGTTGCGTTGTTTGTGTTTCTTTTCCAGTAGAAGGCAAAAGTGTTTTTGAAGATGGCGTCTAACGGTGCGTTACCCAGAAAAATTCCGGTCAGATCGGGCGGTTCGATGCCATTACCTAGGCCTTGCTCACCGACAACGAACAGCAGTTTTACCGATTGCTGGGAGCCAAGACTGAAGGCGCGGGACCACACCAGCCTGGGTGCCACCAGCATTCCGCCAGTTGTGCCAGTGTATTTGCCGAAAATGATGGGGATTGGGTCGCCGTAGTTTGCTAGTTCGGCGATTGAGTCGAAACCGCTAGTGGCGAGAAAACGGTCGCTGCCTCTTCGTCCGCGCAGCTGTCGCTGTCGAACATCCTGCGTCTCAGAAGGAGCCTTGGGCTTAGGTGTAAGTAAATAACTAGCAGCAGTAAAGGCAAGGCCAATAATAATACTTGTAAGAATACCGCCGGTAGGATCGCAAACAATGTCAGGAACAGTGTTATACGCAGCGGGGCGGATTGCGGCGCGGCGGGCTGCTTCGTAGGTAAACTTTCGATACTCTTCTTCTGTGCAACCAAGAGTTGCAATCAGCTGCTTTTCGTACGGAAGCAGCGGTACGCGCTTAACTGACGGAGCGAACACCAGCTCACTTTTTCCAGCTCGGTGTTGATGTAAAGGACTCCGCTCAGCCATACGACGGCAAATGCCCAATTACCTTGGGTCATCAACAACACGTCTCCATCGTACTCAGGACGATCAACCCTCACCCCCCAACGCAGTAGATCCCTCAAGACCTTGTAGCTGGAGGCGTTGTACCAGTCCTCGTTGAACTCTGGCCTGACAATATCAAGACGTTCCAGCACTGTGTAAACGAGGTGGATGCAGTCGATTTCGCCGTCGCTGCCGTCCGCGCCAAGCCTGTATCGCAGGCCAACCAGATCAGCGCAGTCGGACATTGGCCGAGGTTGGGATGTTGCCGATCAGTGATTGCGTCAGCCGGCGCAACGGTACGTCCGAGCCAACGGCATCCAAAATTGTGTTCAGGCTCAGCGTCAGGCTGGTCTCGTCCCATTGGCCGGCTGCAACCTCGCCGTTGTATTGGTGCATCAAGGTTCCAGTGGTTCGGTCATCTGGATCCAGGGCCATTACATAAACGCGAGCGAGCCAGCGCTGTTGCACTGCATTCAATGCCCAGGCCCTGGTTAACTCGTTGTTTGGGAAGACCAGGGTGGCTTCGGTGTTGTCGCCACTGCGGTTGACGGTTACGCCGCTGAAGCCGTAAGGCACAAATGTGTACTCGTCGCCCTGGAAAGTGGTCGTGGACTGAATGAAGAAGTTTTGGAAGTAGAAGCTGGACGTTCCTTTTTGGTTTTGGAGACGCAGGTAGTTGCCGAGTGCGATGTCCATCAGATTCCAAGCCTCCGGCGGGTGGTGACGGATTGCTGCAGGCGGCGTAGTGCCAGCTGCTGGCCGCGTTCAGCGCCTTGGGTGGCAGCCTGCTGCAGGCCGGCTTGGAACTCTTGGTTGGTGACGTAATCCACGTTGTTGATGCGTTCGACGTTGTAGCGGACATCAATTGCCGTAGCTCCTGCGGCCGAAGATCCTGTTGTAAGCTCTGCGCCCTCAGCAACTGCCGCCGCGCTACCTGGCACCGGTCTGTAACGCTTAAGCGCACCATCAAGCCTTGCCGCAACACCAAGTTTGCCATCAAGACCACGCTTGAGAGGCATAATCGCTTCCGGGCCGGCTTCGCCCATGACGCCATTGTTGAACGTGCCACCATCGGCGTACTTAAAGAAAGTGGGCTTGGTGACGATGCCGCCCATGGCGAAAGGTTGAATGCTGTTTTTGGCAAAACTTGCTTGACCGCTTGCGAAATAAGCGCCTTTTTCGGCAAAAGCACCTGGGAATACAGCACGCAAGCCCGCGTTTACGCCAAAGCGAAGCAACAACTGACCAATGTCCTTGAGCACACCGCTTGCGATTTCTTGCAAAGCTTGGCCCAATGTTTTAGTGCCCTCAATCAAGCTTTCAATGCCAGCAGTAAACGAGCCAACGATTCCGTCTTCAATTGTCGAGACAATACCCCCGTAAAGATTCTTGAGTCGCTGCGCTTTTTCTTCGGCCTCTTTTTCGCGTCGCTTTCTTTCTTCTTCCGCTGCGGCGTCTTCTTTGGCCTCTGGGACTTTTTGGCCGCGCAATTTCAAAAGTTTTTCCAAGTTTTCGATTTGTTTTTCAATCTCCTTCCTAACTTTGCTTTCTACGTCTAGCCCGGCAATCGCAAGCCTTTGCTCTTCAATTTTTAGCTGAATTCTCTCTTTTTCTTTTTGATAGGTTTTATCAATCTCGTAATACGCTTCAGCCAGGGCGGGCGTAATGCCCTTTTTCACCATCTCAGCAACAGCGCTGCCCTTCTCTCTTTGCTCTTTGTATTTTTTGGCTACTTCGTCTAGGCCGGAAGTCAGCTCTTTAGTATTCTCCTTTTCAAGCTGACGGAGGCGCTGCAAAGTATCAAGACGCGATTCGTCAAATTTCAAAAGCAAAAGCTTTTTCTTGACTTCGGCTTCATCGGCGGGAATCTTTTCAAATGCAATGGCTCGAATTTCGCCGGCAATCCTTGCTAGCTCTTTTTCGCCCTCAAGCCTGATTTGCAGGAATTGATTACCTTGCAGCTGAGCCTCTCGAATTTTTTCGTTAACTCGAGCAATTTCCTGGGCTGCCGCAAGCTCAGCCAACAATTGCGGCAACTGGCTTTCGCGTTCCTTCTTCGCGCGACCACTGCCGGAGTCTTTGCCGGTTGGGTCGGGGAAATCACTTGGGGTGATTTTTTCTTGCTCAGGGACTGCCTGCTCAAATTTGCCTCTAACTTTTTCAAGGTCAGAAAGAGAACTTTTAAGTTGATTTATTCTGTTTCGTGTCGCTTGAGCCTGTCTTCCTGTTTGTTCGGTAAGTTTTTCCTGGGCGGCCGTTATTTGCCCCTCAATCTCTTGATATCTATTGTTAAATTGCTCAAGCGTACCTTGACCTTTAATCAGATTATTTAGCTCTCGTTGCTTATTGACGGCTCCAATTAATTTTGCGGCAAGTAGTCCTACCCCTGCCGCAAGCGCGACATATGGATTAACAAGAGCCACAGCATTTGCCGCACCAATTGCTGACGCAAGCGCTGTCATGCCTCCAGACGCAAGAAGCGCCTGAACTTTCAAGATGGCCAGAGCTGCGGACACCCCGCCAATAGCGCCGGCCAAAGGAACAAGATTTTTTGATAAATCTAAGACGAATCCAGCAATCTTGGGTAGATTTTCGGCCAAGAAGGGAGTTATGTTTTCAACAAAGTCAGCAAAAGCCTCCTGGAACTCAGCGCCAATAGGCTGCAAGGCATCGCCAACCGATTGGCGCATTGAATTAAACGCAACGTTAAGTCTTGCGCCAGCGTCCTGGGAAGATGCAGCAATTTTTTGTGCTACGTCTGAATATCTATTGCCAAGCTCAACGATAAATTTCATCAAATCATCAAGACCGACCGCTCCTTGCTCCAACGCTTTAGAAAGCTGTGGGCCTGTCCTGCCAGAAGCCTCTGCGATTAAATTGAACGTGCCAGGCAGTCGCTCTGCAATTTGATTTATTTCTTCTGCAGATACTTTACCTTTGCTAAAAATTTGTACTAGAGCCGTAACTGAACCGTCAACATCTTGCGCCGCCCCGCCTGTTCCTTTAATTGCAGCAGTTACATTTTTAAAGACAAGCTCAGCATCACTGATTTGACCACCAGCACCCTTGACTGCAGCCGAAAGCCGAGTCATGCCAGAAATTGCGACTTCCTGAGGTACGTTTAACGTCTTCGTTACATCAGAGGCGGCCTTAATGGCTCGATTGAATTCAGCCTGACTGCCAGCAGTATTTTCAAGAGCGATTTCAAGCTTTTGAATTTGAGCGGCGTATTCAGCGAATCCTCCCAGTTGCTGCCTCAAGCCGCCTACCTGGGCGCCAAATGCAGCGCCGGCAAATGCACCGCCAACGCCACCAACCGCTAAACCGCCCAGGCCACCAATCAAGCCCTCAGGGCCGCCAAAAATTCCGCCACTAATTGCAGCGCCGACGCCTTGCGCGAGCTGCATTCCGCTCAAGCCTCGGCGACCAGCCGAACGCTTGCCAAGCTCACGATCAATATTTTTTATGCTCTTGATTATTCTCCTTTCTGTGGCCTCAAAATTTGCTGCCAGTGGATTCAGATCCAGGCGCAGTTCCTCTAGAGACTGCTTAACAAGCTGCAGTTCTCTGGTAGTGCCTTTTCTGAATGAAGAGAAATCTGGAAGATTAAAATCGCCAAAACCTCCCCTAATTCTCGAAATATATTCGCCTGAGGCCTCTCCCGCTCCAGGGAGCATTGAAGTGGGTGTTTTTCCTAGCGGTACTTGAGCGAATGCCCTTCTTACCTCTTCAGAGCCTCCTGCAAAATTAATAGCAGCTTCTCGAATTTTCTTTTCAGCGTCAAGAAAGCCGTCTCCGGTTTTGTCTGTTTTTCTGCCAAATCTTTTTACGATTTCAATTAGGCTTGCAGCCGGAGCTTCAATTCTTTCCCTGTAACGAGAGGCTTCTTCTCCAGGTGCGGGTAACATTCCTGTTGGAGTCTTGCCTAGCGCAATTTCCTCAAACTTTTGCCTGACTTTTTTCGAGCCGCCTGCAAATTCAATCGCAGCTTCACGCATTTCACGCTCAGCTTCTAAAAAGCCATTTCCAGTCCTATCAAGATCAGAGTTGAAAGTGTTAACGATGTCAGCAAGTGCCTGTTGGGGGGTTTTACCCATAAGCTGCTGGCCAGCAGCAGCCCTGCGAGTGCCAATATCAACAACGCCCTGATAGAAAGAAGAAAGCTGTCGACCACCAAGACCAAGAGTCCCTTTAATTGCAGTTCTGCGCTGCAGTAATTGATCTCTTTGGTTTAAGCTTTGATCAAAAAGCTCAAGCTCTCTTTTAAATTGATCGTCTAGCTGTTTTATTCTTTTATCGCCTTGTTCATCAAGTATTTCATTCTCACGACGAGCAGCCGAAGCTACCATCTGCGCCTTTTCTACTACGTGTCTTTCGTAAAGATCCTCAAGCCTTGTGTATGAATTTTCAAATATTTCATATTGCCTTATCACTCCTTTTATAGCTTCTTCGTCTATGACCCTATTTCTGGCTTTTTCTTGAGCTTTTACATAGCCAGGATCGTATTGACCCTCGGCCGTCTTTGCGCGAACATCTGCGGAAAAAGCGCCAAATCCAGACCGACCAAGGGATTCCCGAGCAGCAGAAAGCCTCTGCCTTGCCGCCATTGCAGCAAGCTCTTCTTTTGTTGTTATTTCAATTACAGTATTCTTGAGTCGTTTATTTAAGTCAATAAGCTCTTTCGTTAAATCAACTCTTCTTTCGTAACCGGTTACATTGGCAAGCTCCTGATTTATCTCAGAGATCCTTTGCTGAATGCCAGCCGAAGTTTCCGGCAGCGGAAGCTGCTCAGCGCGAGTCCTTACAAAAGTCTCAAAAAGTGGACTTTCGAATAATTGAGTCTGCGCGCGAACCGCTTGCCGTCCAGTTGTTGTTGCCCTTACTTGTTCAAGAAGGGCAATTCTCCTAATGCTTTCAAGATATTCATCACTTGTGATCTTCAGCTGGCCCGTCTTCTTGTTAATAGTTGCAATTTGATTCGCAATTTTATCCAGACTCGTGCCTGGAACTTGACTCAAAGCAAAAGCGGCTGCAGCGGCTTCCGACTTGAATTTCCCAAGCTTGGCCGTAGCGCTTTCTATGTCTTTTCCAAGCTGCACAAAAACAGAGGAGCCTGGCCTGGTTTGATTCCTTAGCTGAGTTAATTGATTGATCTGCTTTTGAATGGCTGCAGCATTTTGATTCGCTGCATTTGTAGATCTAAGGATTGAGTCACGCTGCCTATCAATAGCAGGAGTGGATCCCTTCAGCTCTCTTTCAAGATTTGAAATATCAGAAGCAAGTGCTTGAAATGTATCTCCACTTATTTCCGCTTGGCTCTTTAGACCTTTAAACGCTTCAATCTGACCTCTGATAAGCTGCTCAGTCCTTTGCCCTTCTTTCCCGAAATCAAGAATGCTTTTTCTTGCCCGCTGAATTGTTGCGTCAGAAGGACCAATGGACTTTTCGAGTTCCCTAAAAGAACTCTTTAGCTTGTCAAGCCCTTCAAGGCCGTCAATACCAAGGCGGATCTTAATGTCCTGAATTTGCTTGCTAGCCATCCCTGTCCTTGGCCAATTCGCTTAATGCTGCAGCCTCCATGGTTTGAAGGTCTTCCAGCATCTCGCGTCGATTGTCCACATTGTAGAGGTCAAACAATCCGCCAGGGCAAAGCAGCACGTCATATCGCAAGCCCATGTAACCAGACATGGTTGTCGTCCATTGCGTCTGCATACGCAAAAACATCATGACTGGCTCCCAATTCTCTTCCCAAACAATAAAATTATTGTCTTCTTTAGGCTTCTCGGGAAGGACGATGCCAAAAACAGCAGCGTCTTCCCGGCTTTTGTCTTCTACCCTTTTGCCGCCACCAGCCCAGTAAACGGCGGCTTCCTTTAGTTTCCCTGGCGGCCACCTTCAAATGTCTCGGTGTAAGCCTTCAAAACACCGCGAATCCAATAAGGGTCATCGGAAAACTCGCGCATTGCCTCCAGAGAGAAAGGAATTTCTTTTCCTTCTTCATCAACAATGCCTTCCCATCCGACCATGATCACCTTTAGGAGATCAAGCTCGCCTTTCTCGCCAAGCTTTTGAAATTCCTTGCGGCCAACGCGCTTGAATTTCGCGTCAAACGTCGCGGTATCAAAATTGCCGCCATCAGAGGGCTCTTCGATCGAAACAGGCCAGGTAAAGACCTTGACCTTTTTGCGCACGAATGCCATGCAAAATAAATGCGATACCAGACAAGCATACACCCAATAAAAAAGGGCTGCATTTACGGTGCAGCCCCGATGACCTTCATTCCCGATCAGATTCTAATCAGGTGTAAACAAAGCTGAACTCATCGTTACCAGCTGTAGAGGGCACGCATGTGAACGGAATGTTCAGCATGTGAATGCCATCCTGGTCGCTGTAGCTCACATCGCCGATATCAACCTTGGTAGAGGCAAAGTCGAAGATGTTGCCTGCCGTTTGGCCGTGCTGGAAAATAAGGTTTCCAAGCGTTCCATCGCTAAGGGCTGCAGTGAAGTAATCCTTGGCCGCGATGGTTGGGGCTTCAATGACAGCAGTACCAGTTGTCTGGCGATCAGTCAAAAGCACCTCTTTGGTGCAATTAATCAAATCGCGATAGACCAGGCTGTTGCCGATGTCCAGATTGACCGACTGAAGGCAACCGCTGTAAGAGAGAAGCTGGAAGCCGGTGGTGTTGCCAGCTTTCGCAATAACAGGAGTCTCCTGGTCGGCATAAGTCACTGCAGGAGCAGCCGTGTCAGTTGGCGCATTATAAACACCAATAAAGCTAAAATCAATCGTAGGAATTTCACCAACCGAAAGATTCAACGTATAGGTACCGCGCGCGCCAGTCAGCTTGTGCAGGACACCATCAATGTTGTAATAAATGGTGCAGCTGCCAAAGCTGGAGCTAACCGGAGCATAAGTAACGCTCACCCCGGCAGAGACGGTCTCGCTCATACCGCAGGCAAGAAGCGCCTTGCCATAACGAGGAGCAGTACCGGCTGCGCCAGAACCAGCAAGTTCAACGCTAAAGGTGCATTCAACTCGCGTATTCGCCAATAGCTGCTCGGAGGCACCAAGGTAAGGGCGAATGAGATCCCGGCTTACAACATCACTCTGCAGAGGAGTGATGCTCAAATCCCGCACCAGAACTGCGTCCGCTCCGTCTGGCGTCGCGTCCGTGCCGTAGCTGGATTCCGTCTCCAGCAGAATTAGACGTTTCCGAGTTAGAAGGACCATTTGAAGTTACCTCTTGTTGAACAGGTGGGAGCGTCCGACTAACAAGAGTTCGGATGCCTGTCTCGGGGTCAAGGATGTACGAGCCACCTTGCCCTTGAAACTCATCAATCACTGTAAATCCCTCGACTTATCAGACTTTAGGTCGCCAAACTTGCAACAGTTGTCCGATATTGAACGATATAATCGTTAAAAATTACTCCTGCAGGCTGATCTGCGTCAAACATATTAAATGTCACTTCGCTTGGCTGCACGTCAATTGCAAGGCCACCAAGCGTAAGGTCGGCAATAATTTTTGAGTGCATGCTTTCGATGACTGGATCTGCAATTTGATCAGGAATGTCCCCTCTGGTCACCACCGTAATCCTGACCCTCATGCTCCAATCAAGCTTCGGCAGGCTTGTGTTCTGAGTGGGAGTATCGGTAATTGGTTCAATAATGATCGACGGCGACTGCGCGCGCTCAGTAGCTGTCACCCTGCTTCTGTAAACCCTGCCGTCAACGCCAGAAGTACTTGCAAGCTGCTTCGCAATTGCCTGCAAAATTTGCTCACGCTTAGTCGTCATTGAATCCTCGCTTGGGGAGCGGACCAAACGCGCCAGGGTCGATTTGCTTGGTCACAATTGATTTTGCACGATAATAAATATAGCTATCTGTTTTGCCTGCTTCCTCCAAGGCCTGCATCACCTTCAACCAATTTTTAAAGGTGTCGCGGTTCATTTTCCTAATCGCAGGCCATCGAAATAGTCGCGCTCTCACCAACTCCAGACAAAGTCATGGTTGATCGAACGTATCTGACAATTCTATTTGGATAAAAATGCGCGTCAACGCCACTTTGCCCATAGACTTTTTCTGCGTCTAGGTCAAACCAGTCAGTTCCATTAAGACTGCCTTCATCTTTAATTTTTACATTGTTTCCGACAATTTTATGCACCATAGTTAAATTGTTGCCGGACACCTCGAAAGCGCTTGTTGAGCCAACGGCTGTCAGGGTGCCCATTTCTACAATATTTTTGCGCCTACTTGCCCACGACCCATAAATTTCAGACATAATCAAACCTTCATCAGCATTACTTCGGTA